TTGGTTGCTATTTTCATGAGGCCCTCCTTCAATTCCTGTAAATTCTGATATAAAGAAAATATATAAAAAACTTGACGTTTTAGAAGAAATCATATAAAGTACTTGACCTGTTTTATGTAAAGTAATTCCGCAGGCAGCAGGCATAAAAGATTGGAGGAGGATAATCCAGTGGAGATAACAAAAGAAAGATTAGAAGATTATAAAAGCAAAAAAGCTGAGACTTTAGAATTACGCCATAAACTGGAACATGTAGGAGATGGTGATAGCTTAATTGGAAATGATACGATACTGGATTACAAAAAAGGGTATCCAAGACCACAATCTGTTATCGGTTATGATTATCAAAAAGAGCGGTATTTGAAAAAAAAGTGGAAATCCCGTCTTGATCAACTGGAGACCGACTGTTTAGAAGTGGAATTTTGGATTGAAGAAATTCCCGATAGTATTACACGTAGAATTTTCAGATTGTGTTATATTGATGGATTATCCCAAAATAAAGTTGGAAGAATGGTACACTTAAGCCAGGCTTCCATTTCGGAAAAAATTACAAATTATTTAAAGTCCGATAAAACTGATAAAAAAGTGTGATATAATCAAAGCTAGGGAATCCAGAAAAAAGATTTCCTCCTCCCACATATCAGCACTCCAACCTGGAAACACCTGACTGCAGCAGCGGCCAGGTGTTTTTATGTGGGTAAAGAGAAGTCAAATATTCATGAATGGAAGGTGAGGCGGATGACAAAAGGCCAGGTCGGAAGGCCTCCAAAATATGAACACAAAGAAGAAATCGAAGGTCTAATTGAAGAATATTTCAAGAAATGTGAAGGTGAAATTTTAAAAGATGAAGAGGGAGAGGTTATTTTTGATAAATTTGGAAATCCAGTTATAGTAGGCGCAAGGCCACCAACGGTTACTGGATTAGCGCTGGCATTAGGATTCAGCACAAGATTATCTTTGCTGAATTATCAAGGAAAAAAGGAATTTATGAACACGATCACGCGCGCGAAATCAATGGTAGAGGCGTATGCGGAAGAGCGGCTGTTTGACAAGGATGGAAGTAATGGGGCGCGCTTCAGTTTAATTAATAATTTCCGCGGTTGGACGGAGAAGCCGCAGACGGATCTGGATGAGCAGGAACAGGAAGAACGGATACAGGGCATGAGATTAGACAATGCTGTAAAACGGCAGCAGGTTAAGATAGAAGAAAGCAGTAGCCTGGGAGATATTATTGAGGAGGCTTATAAAGAAAGAGATGAGCAAACTTAAAGAGGCAATACAATATTATTACCATGCTCCTGTGGATTTTGTAGAAGATGTCATTCGGGTAAAGCCTGATGATAATCAGAAAGCTATATTGCGGAGTTTGGATGCAGAGCCCATGACTTCTGTACGTTCAGGACATGGAATAGGAAAAAGTGCAGTGGAAAGCTGGGCAATACTCTGGTATCTGTGTACCCGGCCATATCCTAAGATACCATGTACAGCGCCGACACAGCACCAACTATTTGATATTCTGTGGGCAGAAGCTTCTAAGTGGATACGCAATACCCCGGCGCTGGCCAGGGAGCTTATATGGACCAAAGAAAAGATATACATGCGCGGACATCCTGAGGAATGGTTTGCCGTGGCAAGAACAGCAACGAACCCAGATGCTCTGCAGGGATTCCATGCGGAGCATGTATTATTCATCATTGACGAGGCGTCAGGGGTAAAGGACATTGTGTTTGAACCCGTATTAGGCGCTTTATCTACTAAAGGAGCAAAACTGTTAATGTGTGGGAATCCGACCAGACTGACCGGATTCTTTTATGATAGCCACCATAAAAACCGGGCGGCATACAATGCGATGCACATTGATGGAAGAACATGTGCACGGGTAGATCAGGCTTTTGTGGATAAGATTATAGATATGTTCGGCGCCGACAGCGACGTATTCCGTATCCGTGTAGCCGGTGAGTTTCCTAAAGCGGAAGCAGACAGCCTGATCGCCATGGAATGGTGTGAGGCAGCAGCAGAACTGGAAATTAAAACGAAAAATGAAAGGATAGACATAGGAATTGACGTCGCACGTTATGGAGATGACAGTTCCGCACTCTATCCTCTTTTTGATCAGCGCCGATCAGAAGAACCGGAAATATATCATCATAACCGCACAACGGAGATTTCTGGATATGCAGTACAGATGATCAAGAAATATGCGAATCTGTATCCAGATATGAAGATATACCGGATAAAAGTAGACTGTGACGGCCTTGGAGTCGGCGTATATGACAATCTGTATGATATGAGGGAGCAGATTGTGGAAGAGATATGGATGGACAGATGCACTCGGGCGGGATTGAATCCGGAAGAGCATAGCGATTATTTGGAATGCCTGGATATTCCTAAGATAGACCTGGAAATAATGGAGTGCCATTTCGGAGGCGCCGGAGGAAAGGTCAGGGAAGAGGATCCCATTGAGTACAGCAATAGCACCGGTATAATGTGGGGAGCAGTGAGGCAGGCCCTGATGGACGGCACATTGCAGATACCAAATAATGACACCCTGATAAGTCAACTGAGCAGCCGCAAATATACAGTCAATAAAGATGGCCGTCTGGAACTGGAACGGAAGGAAGCCATGAAAAAACGAGGACTCCCTTCACCGGATATTGCAGATGCGCTGGCACTTGCACTGTATGAACCTCAGGGATGGAATTTATATATTTAAGGGAGGTGAAAAGGTGGGATTATTTAATAGACGCAGAACCAGCAGAGCGGATAGCTTTACAAATAATAATTCGGCTATGATTCCGAGATTTACATCACCGCCGGCGCGTAATACCAGCGAATGGATGGAGGCATTCGGAAAAAACCCACGTTTGGCACCTGTAGAGAAGATAGCAGGAGATTTATCTTATGTAACCGGAAAGTTGTATAGGACTGACAATGATGGGAATCGTACAGAAATTACGAAACATCCATTTCTAAGTTTTATGGAACGGCCTAACCCACTTGTTGAGTTTACAGCGAGTGCGATATGGAAACTTTTTCAGGAATATTTACTCCTGAAGGGGGAGGGATATTTACTTATCGAACGGTACCCGGATGGGATGCCGGCGGAGTTATGGCCAGTTCCCGTACAATGGGTACAGCAAACCCCATATTTGGGAGCTCCATACTATGTTGTTCGGACGACTGGTGGAATGATTGTGAATGTATCCATGGAGGATATGTTTACGATGAAGGATCTAAACCCGGTAGATCCATATCGAAGAGGCCTGGGACAGGCGGAGGCCGTTGCAGATGAAGCTGAGTTGGATGAGTATGCGGCAAAATTCCAAAAAAATTTCTTTTGGAACGGAGCAACACCGGATACAGCAATTGTTATTCCTGGTGGAAATGAAGATCAGGTAAAACGCTTCCGCAGCGAATGGAATGAGAAATTCCGGGGGTTCATGAAATCCCATGGCGTAGCAGTACTTACCGGACCTAAGGAATCGACGCCGATAATAACCAAACTGGCTGACAACATGAAAGATATGGACATGATAAATGGCCGGACCTTTACCCGTGATGCGATCATGGAACATTTTGGAATGCCCAGAGAAATTATGGGCATTACACAGAACAGCAACAGGGCCACGGCAGATGCAGCACAGTATATCTATGCCAGAAATGTATTGTGGCCTCGCCTTATGCAACGTCAGGATGCGATTAATCTGCAGCTGCTCCCGTATTATGGTGATGACCTGATATGGGAATATGATGATATTATTCCAAAAAACGAGGAACGGGACAAGGCGGTCGCAATGGAAGGATGGGCGAATGGACTTGTAACCAGAAATGAAGCCAAGGAGCTGCTAAACCTTGAAACAGACGATAACGGAAATATCTATAAAATTAATTTTGCAGATATGTTTGTTGATGCCAAAGAAGATTTGGTGGAAATCAGCAGCCACGTAGCCAATATGCAGTATACAGAAGGGACACCGCCTTTAGAAGAAGATAGGGACAGCATAGAACTGGTTCCTGACGAAGGTATGGACGACGAAGAAATTATATTGCATAAGGCAATGGAAATAAAAGCCAGGAGGGTGCAGACTGCAGCCAGAAGCCTGGAGGCGGTAAAACGGGAACAGAGCAGGAAATTTGAGCTTGCTATGTTTAAGTATTTGAGGAATCAATCCAGCCAGATACGTTCTTCCCTTCTAGGAACCCGGAAGGCAGCAGGCGATATCTGGGAAATGCTGCATATGACGCAGGAAGAATTTGAAGCACTTGCACCGGTGCAACAGGAACAGCTTGCTGCACAATTTGCAGATCAGCTGCTTGATTGGGGAAAGGAGGAGGAACTACTGGAAAAGATTCTGGCGCCGCTATGGTCAGAAACATACAGTAAGGGCGCAGAACAGGCACAGACGTTGTATAGGCTCAATGGAATACAGCAGCCGGCGCTTGTTTCCACAGCCCGCTTGAAAGGCGGACAAAGAATTACCAGAGTCACACAGACCACCAAGGATACCGTAAAAGATATCATTACTAAAGGATTGCAGGAAGGAAAAAATAAACAGACGCTTACGGATGAGATTGTTCTGGCAATGAATACGTCAGATGAGCGGGCACGGCTGATTGCAGCCCAGGAATGTAATACCAGTCTGCTGGCAGGAAATTTTGACATGGCCAAAACCGGTGGATTCCAATATAAGACTTGGCATATAACAGATCCGGCTAAGGCAAGGGATACTCATCGGGACCTAAATGGGAAAACGGTACGTATTGATGAGCCATTCGTAACCCTTGATGGAAATAAATTAATGATGCCATGTGATCCAGAATGCGGAAAAGCTGAGGAAACAGTGAATTGCCATTGCTTCCTCACGTATTCATAAATTGAATAAGAAAGGTGGTGATCAATTAAAAATGCAAAATCATGAATACAAAAAGATGCAGTTTAAGTTAGACAGCTACAACGAAGAGGAAGGAATATTCTCAGGGTATGGAGCTGTCTTTTCAAATGTAGATACCGGCGGGGATATCATCGAACCTGGGGCCTTCACCAAGACACTGGCCGAAGGATGGGAACGAGTCAAGATATTAGCCCTGCATAATGATTGCTGGCTGCCTATTGGGCGCCCAATTGAGCTACGGGAAGATGCCAACGGCCTATACCTGTCGGCTAAGGTGTCTGATACATCCATGGGAAAGGATATCAAAGTCCTCCTGAAGGATGGCGTACTTAATGAGTTGTCTATCGGATATGATCCTGTCGTATTTGATTATGACGCAGAGGGAATCCGGCATTTACGGGAAATAAAACTCTGGGAGGTATCAGTTGTCACATGGGCGATGAACCCTGAGGCAAAAATTACTGGCTACAAGTCTATGCAGGAGGCTGCGGAGCGCGCCTTGGAAATAGAGCAGGAACTGGCCAAAGATATGAAGGCAGGACGTAAGATAAGCAATATGCGCCTGAAATCCCTTCAGGATGCAAGCAAGGCTATGAAAAAAGCATCCAGCATCATTGACGCCGTTATCCGGGAGGTGGAAGGAGCCAAAAAGGTAAATCCCGGGAAAGAATCCAAAAGCATCTCGGTGAGGGAAGTAGAAATTTATTTTTAAAAGGAGATTAGAATGAGAAAAAAGAAGTATGTAAACAGAAATACCCAGACAAAAGCAATGAAAACAAGCGTTACTGACCTGCAGGAAATCGTAAAGGCAGCATTGAAGGAAGCTATGTCGGAAGAAGACTGTAAGGGAGAAGAGGGGGAAGAAGCAGGCATGGAGAATGCGGCGGATATTATTGAGGCTGCCATTGACTCGGTTAATAAAAGCCGCAAGGAAGGAGAAGGAATCTCTGAGGAGGACGCTGTAGACCTCCTGAATGCCGTCACAGAAAGCGAAGAGGGAAAAGCCGATGAAAATACCATTGATGTCGGAGAAGTCCTGGAAGAGGCTATAAACGCGGTGAATGAAAAAAGAAAATCAGCAAAGGCCGATGAGATTAACGATGCAGACGTAACAGATATTCTGGATGCAGTAGCTGAGGTAATGGGAGAGTCTGAACCGGAGGAAGAAGAAAAAGGAAGCAGCTCTTCAGCTGGCAGGGAAAGGAAAAGCAGGTCCATGCAGAAGAAAACCATACAGAAAAAAACCGTACAGAGAAAATACAGCAATATTTTCCTGGCAAAGCCGGAAGAAGCAACTGGCAGAAAGAAGAAAGCCGTACCTGCAGATGTAATGCTGGCGAGATCCATTAAGTGCATTGACATTTGGGGAAGACAGGATCCGGAACGTGCTGCCTATTTCGCCCAGAAAAATTATGGTGATTCCGAGATGGCGGGAGAGTTTAAAGCTCTTTCTGCTACCGGTCCTACCTATGGCGGGTATCTTATTCCGGAAGTATACATGGATGATATTATTGAGCTGTTATATCCCAAAACTGTCATTTTCGAATTAGGCGCCCAGAAAGTGCCGCTGGACAAGGGTAATCTCAACATTCCAAAAATGACGGCGGGCACCAGGGCTACATGGAGAGGGGAACAGCGAAAGATTACCAAAACCGCACCGGAATTTGGAAATATTAAACTGTCTGCAAAGAGCCTCGCTGCTATTGTACCGCAGTCCAGAGAACTGCTGATGAGTACCAGTTATTCTGCAGATGCTATTTTCGCCAATGATCTGACTCGTCGAATGCAGTTGGGTCTTGATTATGGCGGCCTGTATGGAACCGGCGGTGAATTTATGCCCTTGGGAATTTATTACAATAAAGAGGTAGAAAAAATCGATGTAACCAAGTTGGATGCCATGTACGCCTCTACGACAGGGGTTATTACAGCGGATTTCCCTGTATATCTGCGTTCTGTTGTTATGCAGAAGAACGTTGATGATCAGCGGCTTGGATGGGCATTTAACAGCATGCTTGAGGGCTTCCTGATGAATATGAAAACCGACACAGGTACCTACATTTACAGGGATGAGATGCAGGCAGGAAAGCTCCTGGGAGCACCCTATAAAGTATCCAACCAGATTCCGGTATCTTCCACCGGACTGACAGAACTGTTTTTTGGAAACTGGGCAGACATGCTGATTGGTGATCAGATGGGTATGGAAACTTTTACAACCCTGGAAGGCAGCTGGGTGGATGACGAAGGAACTACCCATAATGCATTTGAGGAAAACCTGGCAGCGACCAGAGCTACAATGTATGACGATATTGCTGTAAGGCACGGAGAATCGTTTATCGTTGCCAATAAAATCAAAGTAATGTAAGGAGGAACGTATGAAAAGAGAATTATATAATAACGTGAAGCTTATTCCCGGAGGTACAGCCGTTGCAATTGACCGCAGCGGCTTTCTTTCTGCCATTGTGGCAGCATCAGTGACTACGGCAGCGGATGGTCAGAAGGTTGCATTTTCCGTAACCCATTGTGATACACAGGATGGGGAGTTTGTCGCAGTAGATGATGACCATATTGGCATTGATGGTCCGTTGCGTGAGGCAGCAGTAAAGACAGGGGATATGCTCAATGTGGATATCGATCTCCTGGGGTGCAAACAGTACATTAAAATTACGCCGACCACGGAAGCTACCGTTGTATATGCAGTAGTATTGGGAGATCCGGCGCAGGCACCGGTTTAAGGAGGCTGTATGATAAGACGCTATGAAGTCCCGAAGCCGGAATCGACTCCGGAGAAAAAGAAAACAAAACCCACAGGCGATACAAAAAAGCCTGCTGAAACAAAGATGCAGAAGGGACCTGGAGAGAATAAGTAATGCGATAGGGGGATGCAAAATGTCTGTAAAACAGCTTAGGGAAAATGCATTAACTACATTGGATGATATGCTGGAGTTTATGGGAATGGATGCGGAAACAGCTCCGGATACCGTAAAAAACAATATTACCAGGCTGATTAATGCAGCATCCTCCTATATTGAGGCTGTTACCGGGCGCAAATTCCGGAAGCAAAAATATGTAGAGAAACATTTTGCTTCTGGGTACCAGGAGCTATGCCTAAATCAGTACCCCATAATCCAAATAGAATCGGTAATTGGGGATGATGGTAACCAGATAACCGATTTCGACCATTCCGGATGCGGTGAGTATGGCGTACTTTTTCGGAATCAAGGCTGGGCAATCAAGGGATATCGGCAGGGCCTGGCGGATGATATCCGCCTCGGCAGCAGGTATTTAACAGTAATCTATACAGCGGGATATGTGCTTCCGAAGGATGCAACAGAAGATGAACAGGAAACGCTGCCATATGACCTGCAGATGATTGTATGGCAGATTGTACAGCAGCAATGGAGTCTTGCCAAGAATGGAGCCAATGGGCTTTCTGCTTTTTCTATTTCTGATGTTTCCTGGACATTTGATAAAGAGCTGGGTAGCCAGGTACAGGAAATTATCAATAGCTATAAAAGGGTGGAATGCTGATGGAAGTGGAAGACAACGTAACTCCGGAAATCGAAAGAATAATTGCAGAACTACAGAAGCTAAAAGGGTTGACAATCCATGTAGGGATCCAAAATGGGAATGCAAAGGGGGCTGCAGGGGAAGAAAAAGACACCCCAGCGGATATCCTGACGATTGCCGGAGTACATGAATTTGGAGCAACGATAAAAGCTAAAAATGTCAGCAATTTGGCAATACCAATAGCAGATAAGGCTATCGGAAAAAGCCCGCGGGACTTTGAAGGACTTTTCTTTATCCGTTCAAAGGCGGGCTATTTGTTTGGATGCATCAGTCCTAAAAGAAAGGGTGCACCAAAACAAGCTGGACGGCCGAAAGATACAAAGCCAGGGCTGCATAAACCTGGACCGGGCAAACCTCCAGAAAAAAATGAAGAGGATATTGAATATCTTTTTATTCTCTTCCCATCAGTGGATATACCAGAACGGAGTTTTATAAGGGCTGGATATGATGCAAATAAGGATGTCCTGGAAGATGCCTGCAAAAAAGCTGTTGCGGGGATTATTTTTGATAGCTGGGATGCATTGACGGCGGCAAACCATATAGGAATGACCGCCGTTGGATGTATCCAAATGTACCTGAATACTCCAAGCAATTTTGACAAAAAGGGTAGTATCACAAAGGCTACATCAAAATGGCCCAATAGCCCGCTGGTGGAAAGCGGGAGATTACGAAATTCAATTACATATGTAATTGAAGGAGGTTGACTATGATTGAAGCATTTGCTTATGCGCGGCCGGAAATTCCGGAGGGACTAATGCATGAAATGTTCGATGTCCGTAAAAAGGATGGTGATTATGATTCTGAAAATGGAGGACAGTGGGTACCAGGAACTGAAGAACGTATACCCTTTAAAGGAGTTATTCTTCCGGTAACAAGCAAGGATCTGATGCGGGAGGAAATCGGAACATACAGTCTGCACAATCAAAAGGTGTATACCAATGGATACAGCCTGGCAATAGGAGCGCAGATGTATGATCCTGAAGGAAATATGTCCTATACAGTAAAACAGGAGCTGGGATATAACTCCATACATCCCCAGAAGAGGTATCTGATTGAAGCGAAAGGGAAGGCAGAAGAATGACACCGAAAGAAGTACGTAATGTGGTGACTAAGCAACTGGAGGATTACTTGGGCCTGAGGGTATACCGGTCAGGGCAGGTGGCACCGGAAGCTGAACTGCCATATCTGATATATAGCATAACCTCTCCTTATATTGCGGAACCTACCATGGGACACTACGATATAGAGCGGGAAGCGAACGAGGCATATCTACACCGCAGGGAACGGGCAGGAATGTCATTCTCTTTCACCGCCTGCAGTCAGTCACGGTATGGGGAAGGCGGAATGTATATTCAGGGCGAAGATGAAGCAATGGAAATAGCAGATAAGGCCCAGGGATGGTTTTTGCTCTCTGGGAGGGATGAGCTATCCATGGCGGGGATTGTAGTTGAAGATGTCAATAATGTGCAGCAGCGAAATGTACTTATGGTGGATGAAGAAGCAAACCGTTATGGATTTGATGTCTTACTCCGCTATGTCAGAGATGATAGGATGGCTGCCGGAAATATTGAAAAAATTATAGCGAAAGGAAAAAAGAATGAATGATGTAGTAGTTATCGTGAAACGGGATACAGCAGCGCTTCCGGCAGATACACTGGATATTCTTCTTATCTTGACAGATGCAAAGATAGAGGCCGCAGTATATACAAGTCTGGAAGCGGCTGAGGCCGGCCTGGGAAAAGAATCCGCCGGTTATAAAAAAGTGAAAGCCCTGTTTTCGCAGGAAAAGGCAAGGCCAGTGCCGGAAAAGCTTATCCAGAGTATCAAGGTTGTGGGATTTGCAGATATCACAACGCCGGAATCTCTTATTGCTGCAATCAAAGAGTATCAGAAATCGGATAATGATTGGTATTTTTTCATGACTGATAAATCTGAGGATGAATACATAGAAGCTCTTGCAGCGTTTGCAGAAAATTCAGAACCAACAGAAATTGAACTTAAATCAGGAGTGGAGGATCATCGGAAAGTTTATTTCGGACAGACAAGCAATAAGGAACTTAAGGTTTCCCATGCCCGCGCTGCCGTGATATATACTGAAAATCTGGATGAGCATGCCGATGCTGCCTGGATTGGTGCCGTAGGCCCTTGGTATCCACAATATGTGACCTGGAAATTCAAGATGCCCGCGGGTATGACTTATCCGGCATTATCGGCAGATGAAATAAAGGCGCTCGAAAATAACAGCGTGAATTTTGTGACAAATGAATATAAGCGCAATTACATTAAAAATGGCATGTGTTCTGACGGAGAATTTATTGATTCCGTTATCGGCGGTGATTGGCTGGCAAAAGAGATCCGCGGTCGAATTTATGATGTGTTTATGGATAATCCAATCATTCCCTACGGTGACAATGGTTTTACGCAAGTAGGAGCTGCCGTTCTGCAGGCTATGAACAGCGCTGCAAAAAACAATATTATTGCTGTTGACCAGAGCACAGGTATGGGAATCTATTCTGTAGTTATTCCAAAATGGGAAGATTCCACGGAAGAGCAGCGCAGAAAACGGATTATGCCTGACATTACATGGAAAGCGCAGCTTGCCGGAGCAGTACACAGTGCCACGGTAAGAGGCACTTTATCTGTAGAATTATAAGGAGGCAGCTATGAGCAGTATAACAAATTATAACCCTATGAAAGTATCGGTTATAGTAGACGGCCGGATTATTACCGGATTTTCGGATGCATCTATGGTTGTAATAACCAGAAATGAAGATATTGTTTCTACGGCCGTAGGCACACAGGGAGATGTGGTCTATTCAGAAAATGCAAACCGGTCAGGAACAATTACCTTATCTCTTCAGGAGACTTCTTCCTCAGTTGATTTCCTGAGGGGGATTGCCAAGGGAAGAAAAGAAGTTACTGTTGTGATTTCCGATACAAATAAGACGCCGGCAGAAGTAACAAGTGCAAACCGCTGCCGCATCACGAAAATACCAGACAATAAAAAAGAGAAGACAGCAGGAAGTATCGACGTAACGATCTTTGCACCAGTAATTGAGGATTAGTGGATGGAAAAGAAAATATGGCCGGACAGGCCTAAGGGATTAAGTGAAAGGAGCTATAGAAAATATATGGCAAGACAAAAAAAGGTGACAATAAACGGACAGGATTACACTTTGCAGAGTGTTTCTCCAAGATGGTATTTTGATGCAAATGACCGGCATGGGATGACAGGAGGAAAGAAGAATACAGCAGGATATGTTGATGAAATATTTAAAAATGTTGTTGTAGAACCACCGGAAATTAAAGCTCAGGGAATCGAATATTTCTGCGATATGGATGATGGAATTGAAGTTACCGAACAACTGCTGACGGAGGTGGAATCCTTTCTTAGAGGAAGAAAGTAATACAGATAGAGCGAGAAAAAAAGCCAAGCAAAATGAAGCTTTTTGGTTCCTGCTCTATTCAGGCGCAGGATTGAGTTATACAGAAATGATGCAAATGGATCTATCTGAATACCTAGAAGCTATCGAAGCAAAGTTATTGTATAACGAGGAAATACAGCGGAAGAACGGAGGTGATGTTGTAGATGGCTGATCAAAGAAATATCACCTTCGGGATGCAATTTAGCAGTCTGGATAAGGCCGTTACACAAATGAAAGACCTCCAGGGAACCATTGAAGATACTAAGGAGGATATGGTAACCCTGGAACAAGAAAGTGATGAAGTCGGAACCCGGATAAAAGCGGGAATCGGAGTAGCAGCAGATGGTTTCCGTGGGATGGGTACTGAGGCAAGAAGGGCAGGAACTGATATCGGAAATGGTTTCGACGATGCCAGGTCCGGATTTCGCAAAATGGGCGCTGAAGCATCCAGCATGGGAAATGCTGTTGCAAGCAGCGCAGGAAAAGCATTAAAGGAGTATAATTCCTTCCCTAAAGCCATTAAAGCTGGTATGCAGGGAGCCTTTGGATATGCCGAAAAGAAAGCAACCGGTTTTCAGAAAAAACTTGCTATCGGTGCAAAGAAAGTATCTCAGGTATTTAAGGATCCAATAGGTACCATTAAAAATAAACTATCCGATGCCCTGGAAAAAGCCGGAAGTAAAATAAATGATGTAGAAGATGATGCTGAGAGTGCGGAAAAAGACCTAAAGGACATGGGAGACTCCGGCGAAAATGCAGGAACCAGTATCAAGAATGCATTAGGTGGTGTCGTAGGAAAATTTGCTGCCCTTGGCGCCGGTATTGAACTTTTAAAAGCAGGAATGGAGGCAGCGAAAGGATTTGCCTCTTCTGTACTTGAAATTGCAAAAAATACTGAACATGTCGGAGCCAAATTCGATTCAGTTTTTGCTGATGATGTGGGTATATCCGCCTGGGCTGATAATTTTGCTTCCGGAATTAACCGGAGTAAAACAGAGATACAAGATTTCCTTGTGCAAAACAAAGCAATGTACCAGGAACTCGGAATTACGGGAGCGGTCGCAAACGACCTGTCCAAAATGACCACATCTCTTGCTTATGATTTTGGTGCTGCTTTTAAGATGGATGATGCCGAGGCCTTATCCACAGTACAGGATTACATATCAGGGAATACCGCGGCTCTATCCCAATACGGTGTGCAGATAGATGATACAGTGTTGCAGCAGACTGCACTGAGTATGGGACTCAACAAGAACATTGAGGATCTGTCAGATGCGCAAGCAGCCCAGGTGAGAATGAATGCGCTGCTGGAAAACAGTACCTCTATCCAGAAACAGGCAGCAGGCGCCCAAACAGGATATGCAAATGGGATAAAGTCCATTAAAGCAAAAGCAACAGATATGCTTTCTACAATTGGCGCTAAATTTGCACCGGCATTTGATAAAATTGTAGGCTCGGTATTGAATGCATGGCCTGTTGTAGAACCTGTTATTACAGGCCTTTTCGATAAATTGGCTCGGGGAATGGAAACAGCAGGCCCCGGGTTAATTAATTTTGCGGTAACAGCGCTGCCGCCGCTGATATCTACTCTGCAAGAAGTGTTTGGGGCTGCGGAACCAATAGGATCTGTACTTATTGGATTAGCTACAACAGCAATTCCACCGTTGGTGAGTGCTTTGTCTCCGGTCGTCTCTGTTATCGGAAAATTAGCACAGACTATTTTACCTCCATTTGCACGTATTATTTCGATGATTGCGACATCTGCAATTCCGCCATTGGTGGAAATTGCCAGTACTTTGATCAGCACAGTAATTGAGCCGGTAGTACCAATATTAGAAAATGTGGTATCGGCCATTATGCCGGGATTACAGAGTATGTTGCAGGCGATATCACCGCTTTTATCGGCCCTGTCTCCTGTTCTGCAGGTTATAGGCACCGTGCTGGGAAATATTGTCGGATTCCTGGCAAAAATCGTTGGTTATGCAGCAGAAGGCGTAGGAACAGTCATAGGAAAAATTGCTGGCCTGTTTGGTGGAGGTGGAAACGGAGGAGACAGCGGAGGAGATGATCTCCCGCATAATGATTCCGGAACACCTGATTTTCCTGGTGGTTGGACGCATATTAATGAGCGCGGCGGGGAAGTTGCATACCTTCCCAGCGGAAGTACAATTATTCCGGCTGATAAGAGTCGGCAGCTGCTTAGTAATGTATCCGGAGGCAGTGCGGCGCCTATGGATATAAATCTCAATGTGACAGTAACAATATCTGGAGATATTCCAGAAAATAAGCTGCACGAATTGGAAGAATCCTTCCGCAGAATTGTACAGAACGAATTCCCTCCATTAATAAAAAAAGAAATGGATAAAGAAACAAAACGGAAGGCTATACAGGAGGGATTTGCATAGGAGGTGGTAATAATTGGGATATCGGATAACCGGTGAAAAATGTGGAAGTATTCGGTTTGAACCGGATACGGGAACGATTAATAAAGAAGGCATTACAATGTCGAGTAAGATGACAGAAAATGCGATTGAGGACGGCAGTTCTATCAATGACCATGTAATAAAAAGTTCGGAACAATTTCCCATTGGCGGTATCCTGGTAGGCGGAAATGCTGATGCTGACAGATTGACCCGTATGTGGAAAGAAAGGGATTTGCTTACCTATTCTGGCCGTGTGCGGGGAAATAATCTGATTATTACCAACCTGAGCATTACTTCCGAACATAAAAACGCGGGTGGCTGTAGCTTTACGGCCACCCTTCAGAAAGCCAATATTACTACAAGCGCATATATCGAGATGGGGGAAACTCTGATGAGCCAGGATGATGCCAGAGAAAAAACAGGAAATAAGACCGCGGCAACGAAAAATGCGGGAATGACAACAACGGTATCGGAAGCAATCACGGGAAATGCGTATACCAGTTACGTAAATTCTTATAATGGAAAGAGCAGCGGCGGCCCATCATCACGGAAAACTGCCGGTTATGATGGGGTGAGATGATGGGGGTAAATGTTATTGAAGCTGCCCATACCGTAAAATACATTCCGATTGCTGCAGATAAGGTACCTTACAGTTTTAGCATTAAGCTGGAAGATAGGACATTTACATTTAATGTCAAATACAATGACCAAGGGAAGTTTTATACTGTGGACTTGTCTATTACAGCCACAGGAGAGGTATTGTGTTATGGGGATCCAATCAGATATGGGAGGCCGATGTTTGGCAGTATAGAAGATGACCGGTATCCGATTCCGGTTATTATTCCGTATTGCCTGGAGGGAAAGGAAACGGAAGTCACGGAAGACAATTTCGGGAAATCGATTAAACTGTATTTGCATGAAAGGCGGGAAAAATGAGATTTTTTATTCGCAGTGCAACCATCCAGATAGGGGCTAATCAATACAGTATGGATAACGGTTTTTATTTTGAGTTTGAGATTCCTTTCAAGGATTCTGAAGAGCTCCAGACTGTGACATTTAAGGTTTACAATTTGTCAGAGGGTACCCGGAATAATATTCAGAGGGGTACCCCTATTATTTTGAATGCGGGGTATGAGGGAGATATTGGAACAATATTTGTCGGGGCAGTCAATGCCGTGAGCAGCGAAAAAAGTGGTACAGATTGGATTACCGAGATATCCGCAACCACAGCACTTGAGGAATGGCTAGGGAAAACCATAAATAAAACATATCTGCCGGATACCACGGCAAAAAATATCGTCCTGGATCTTCTGACTATATTCGGGCTGGAAATAGGGAGATTTGAGCTTGTAGAGGATATCACCTATCCACGCGGCCGAGTTTGCCAGGGAAAATTAAAGGATATATTAAAGCAGATCGTGGTAAACGAATGCGGCAGCAGGCTATTAATCAGGAATAATCAGATTAATATCAATAATCCTGAGGAAGGAATCAACATGGGTTATCTTCTGACGCCGGAAACCGGACTCCTGGCTTCCGGAGGGGAAAAAGATAATACCTTAATAGCCACGGATGAGCAGGAAACAAAAGAAAAGAAAAACGAAAAAGCAAAGACAATAAAAAGAAAATGTTTGCTAAACCATAGAATAGGTCCTGGAGATATTGTCCAGGTGCAATCTCATAGTTTGAATGGAACGTATATGGTGGTTAGTGGTAGCCATAAAGGGAGTCCAACGGGAGACTGGTACACAGAAATGGAGTTGAAAATTTCATGAATAGATCTGAAGGGTATGCTTATGAAGAAGCAAAAAAAAATGCAATATTCCAGCAACTGCATGTAGCGGCCCTGGTGCAGGTTATTGCCACCTATCCTGAAAAAATGGAAGTGGACGTAAAGCCGCTGGTTAAAAGTCTGCGGGAAGGCAGTTATATTTCCCAGCCCCCCATTCTGCGGGTACCAGTCATGCAACTTGGAAGCGCCGCCTTCCCTATTCGTCCGCAGTATGAAGAAGGAGACTGCGGATTGATTGTGTATCTTGACCAGGACAGTGATAATGTACTGCTATCGGGACAGGAAACGGAGCCGCAGACGGAAAACTACCATGCGGCCGCATATCCAATATTTTGTGGAATTGTGCAAACAAATGTGGATAAAAATCCTGAAACCTATCTTGAGGTAAGCCGGAAGGGAATAACTATCCATGGGAAAATAAATATCAAAGGGGAACTGTTAGTCAACGGAACTCCTGTCGGGGAGGGATAGCTATGACACAAAACGTAACCTTAAAAATTGATGAAACAGGGGATCTGGTTATTGGAGAAGATGGGATAATGGAAACTTTGTCAGGGATAGATACTACCGCACAAAATATCCGGATGAACCTTAAAACCGGAATAGGGGATTTCCCACTTGTTCCCAGCCATGGTACCGATTATGAAAAAATTTTTAAGGAAAATACAGAGCTGCAGGACATAGCGGAAGAATTTAGGGAAAGTATCTATCAGGAATCAGCGGTAACTATGGTTGAAGATCTTACGGCGACAAAAGATGGACGGGATATGCGTGTTTCATTCCGGGCCGTAACGGCGGCAGGGGATACGTTGGAATCGGAGGTGACGTTGTAAGATGATTACCGCAGAAAACTGGGGCCTAACCGAAAAAGGATTTTACCGTCCCACCTATGTAGAAATTCTGAATGCCCTGGAGTACAAAGCACGGGAATTATTCCCGGATAAAGTAAATCTTACGGTACGCTCTCCAATTGGAATTTTCTTACGAATTTATGCATGGATGTTAAATATACTGTTTTCGGTAATTGAAGATGTTTATAATAGTCGTTTCATCGATACATCGGTCGGAACATCCCTTTATAATCTTGGGAAAAGCATAGGATTGCAGGTGCTATCTGCAGGAAAAGCGACCGGATATGTAAATATCACGGCAAAAGCCGGAACAATAATACCTGCAGGCTATCTGGTTTGTACCCCAGGCGGCCTGCAGTATTCTGTTATGGCCAAGGTAAAGGTGGGAAGCTCAGGGAAAGTACTGGCATTAATCCAGGCCCTGGAAAACGGAGTGGAGTATAACACACCAGCCGGCACTATCAATATGATTGTGAATCCTGCATCAGTGGCAGGTGTGATAGCTGTAAATAACGATGCTGATGTTATCGGCGGCCGGGAACGCGAAACCGATGAAGAGTACAGACAGCGCTATTATAATTCGGTTGATTATTCCGGTGGGGTAAATGCTGATGCAATAAGAGCAGCTTTATTGCAGGAAGTCCCCGGTATATATACAGCCTATGTGTATGAGAACGACAAAGATATTCCTGATACTGAGTATGGCTTGCCACCGCACAGTATTGAGGCAGTGGTTTATGGCGGTCTGGATGAAGACATAGCAAAAGTAATATATACCAGAAAAGCTGGCGGGGTGCAGACCACGGGCAGTGAGACAGTCAGTATTCTGACTGCATCAAAACAGGAAAAAGATGTGTATTTCTCACGTCCCGAACTGGTACCGATATATATCCAGATAACTAACCTCGTAACAAACACAAATTTTGAGGGGAATGATACCATCGTACAGGCACTCATGAATTATATAGGCGGAAGTGCAAATGGAGGCCTGGCAATTGGTGAGAATGTTATTTTTATTTCTATTCCTGGCGTAATAAGCGCAGTACCAGGAGTGGTAGACTTCAAGCCCCGTATTGGCAGCGCTGCCGGGCAATATGGGGAAAGTAATATTGAGATAGGTATCCGGCAGAAAGCTATTACATCCGAGGGAATGGTGGTGTTCACATGAATTTTGTTACGCAGATGTTGGAAATGCTGACAAGCGCATATACAAGGGAGGATTTAATCCATATTCCCCGGGGACAGCCCCCGAAAACAAATATAGGCCGTTTGCACAGTGTCCTTGGTTGGGGATTCGACATTGTAAAGGAAAACGCTGAACGGGTAAAACTATGGGATGACCTGGATCAGGCTCAGGGAAAGGTCCTGGATAGATATGGGAACAACTATGGGGTTATACGGGGAACCGCTTCAGATAGCATTTACCGGATTATGATTAAGGTAAAAATCATCTCCATGTTATCTGCAGGGAACCTGGATACCATTATTAATGCAGCAGCAGTACTTTTTAATGTAGCTCCGGAAGATGTGGATATTGATGAGGTCTTTCCCGCAAAAATATATCTGTATATTGATGAGGATAAGTTGGATGCAGAACACAAAGCTGTAGCGGATAGTATAGCAGCACTCATGCACCGGATAAAAGCTGCCGGCGTAGGAATGCGTATTTTTTATCGGACTTATCATTCTGCATCAGCGCCAATATATGTTGGGCGTGTATTTTGCAAATATGTGAAGATGACAGTACAACCATACAAAGGTAATTCTCATTTTGCTGCAGCAGTTCCGATGCAATGTGCCGCCGGAAGCCTGGTGTATGTCGAACGCACATATTTACCCAAGGAGGTAAAAACTTGAATGGAACAGTTATAACAAAAAAGGGGCTGATGCTCATAACAAAGCTGTTAGCCTGCAATGGAGAATTGATATTTTCGAAGGTTGGTGTTGGAATCGGAAAAGTCCCATCAGGATATGACCCGTCAAGTATGATTGATCTAAACAATTATAGAATGGACGGTGAAATATCCGAAATAAAAGCGGACACTGAGCGTAGTCAGGCCTCCATCCGGTTCCAGGTGAGCTCCATAGGAGTTTCAGAAGCCTTCACGGTAACAGAAGCGGGAGTGTATGCAATGGATCCAGATGAAGGAGAAGTTTTATATGCATACTTGGATATGTCAGATGATCCGCAGATGATATATGACGCGGAATCCACCATATCCAAATTCCTGGAAATGACGCTTGTAGTTGTCATAGGAACAGTAGAAAGGATTACTGCGGTTATCAGCCCGCAGAGTCTTATCAGCAAGGAAGAGTTTGACAAACAGATTACGGCGCTACAGGAAGAAAAAGTAAATATAGTGGTGACCGATAAATATATACCGATTGCCGAAAGAAAGGAAAAAACATTTTATTTAATCAAACTAGGTAGTGAGCCTTTACCAAATGATACTATAAAAATCAGTCCTTATTTTGGAGCTAAAATTGTAGAAAGGGGAAGCAAAAGTGAGTGAGTTAACAAAAGTACGTATGCAAATTTTAGATGCAGAGACGGATGAAGTCCTGGAGGAAGTAGATGTATTGTCTTCTGCATCGAGCATCTTATTTCCAGATGGAATAAATCTGGAAGAAAAAATTGACCAGATTGAAAAAATGGAGGGTCCACAGGGACCCAAGGGTGATATTGGAGCAACAGGTCCGCAAGGCCCAAAAGGAGATACAGGGGCAACAGGCCCGCAGGGAGCCAAGGGAGACACTGGACAAAGAGGAAGTAATTGGTATCAGGGCACTGCAATAACAGGCACATCAACAACCGAAACAGTGTTCAGTGGCTCCGGAATTGCAACAGCCCTAGTCAATGATAAATACCTGAATACCAGTACAGGGGCAGTCTATAACTGCACAATTGCTGGTGCAGCAAGTGCCGCAAAATGGGTGTACATTGGAAGTATTAAAGGCCCTACAGGTATTCAGGGGCCTAAAGGGGATATGGGTGCAACCGGCCCTAAAGGGGATACAGGTGCGATAGGTCCGCAGGGACCAAAAGGGGATACCGGAGCCGCGGGAGCCAAAGGAGCTACAGGCGCCACAGGGCCACAAGGTCCTAAAGGCGACACCGGTGCAACTGGACAGAGAGGAAGCAACTGGTATCAGGGTACTGCGATAACAGGAACTTCTACAACCGCAGCTGTGTTCAGTAATTCCGGAATTGCAGCAGCCCTCGTCAATGATAAATATTTAAATACCAGTACTGGAGCAGTATATAATTGTACTGTGGCTGGAGCAGCTAGTGTGGCAAAATGGGCGTATGCTGGAAGCATAAAAGGCCCTACTGGTGCACAGGGGCCAAAAGGGGATACTGGAGCTACAGGTGCAAGAGGGGCAACGGGTGCCCAAGGCCCCCAAGGAATTCAAGGTCCACAAGGACCGAAAGGGGCAGATGGAGACAAGTTAAAATATGGAACTTCATATGCAACAGCAAGTGAAATTAAAGTATTTCTAAAAAAGTTGTAAGGGGGTAGTTATCGTGGCTGAAATATTAAAAGATGTTTTTGAAGACGAAAAAGGAAATCAGCATTATTTAGCAAATAATACAGAAACAACATTTGACCAGAATGGAACACCTCTTAATAACGGGGGAGATCTGTCTGAAGCAAGTGTAAATTTTACGGTAAGCTCATCGCGCAAAGCATTAACAGCAAAAGCACGATTCAAAGCGCTTATGGGAGATATTGCAAAATGGTTGACTGATTTAGGACCAGCTGCCTTTTATAAGGTGGCCGACGACTTCACAACAACTGCAGAAAACTATTTATTTACTGCCCGGAAAGGAAAGCAGCTGAAGGACGAAGTGGATAACTTAAATCAGAATTTGAGCCAAATTCAGATTTATGTTGGAGATGATGATAAACTTCACTTTATAGATAAGGATGGTGCAGATACAGCGCTAAATTTTACTCCTAAGAAAACTATTACCGTAAGTACATATATAAATTCATGGACATGGAGATGCTATGCTGTGACCTCTATAAATGGGAAGGAGGTATGTAGGGTTGAAACCACCAATCCAGGTGATACAAGTACAAACTCAAATACAAATACTGTTTCTACAACTATATAAAAATAATATCGCTTTACCTTTATCTTTTATGAGAATTTGTAAATACAAACTCTTGCACCTACTCCAGTGTCATTTGCCCAGCTACCATTATCTGAATATACAGATATTGTAATCTTAGTATCCTTTTGAGCTTCACAAAATGATACATGTAATGTTGTGAAAATATGTTCAGAAGCATTGTTCGATGTACCATTTGAAATTACTGTAACAGTTGCTCCACTAATTGAGACACTTGCATTGGCACTAGCGGTTCTTCCTCCAGTAGATACAATAATTAAATAAACTCCCAAAGCTTCGCAGGTATATGAAAAAGAAGTACTAATGCCACGCTTCGCGGTAGTAGCGGTATTCGTATATACAACTTCTCCTTGCATACCATTACCCAATTTTTTTGGAACTGAATCAGCACCCACTACATACTTTCCGTTTTCATCTTCATAAAAAGACAAGCCACCAAAATTAGAATTTTATGAGATATACTATTTAATTTAAGCAATAACTTAATATCATTTTACAATTTATCTAAATTCTAATTTAACAACTAATAACCATTGTTGACAGGTCCTCTTTGAGGGCTTATTTTTATATGTTTTTTACCCGGATAATCCGGGAGAAAGAGAGGTTTTTATGATTCGTACTTTAGTACTTAATGATGGTACTGAAATTATGATGGAGGACAATTCCACCATACGTAATGCTCGTGTTTTATCTGCATCCAAAGCAGAGATGGTATCTACCTGGGATAAATTTACCAATGCGAACCTTAAAAAAGTGGAAACACATATCGATGGAGAATTTTCAGGAGGTTATTCTGAACTGGTATTGGATGACGAAACATCGGTGGTACAGGCAGATGGAAAAATTCTAACGGAATATCACCTCAGAGAAAAAACAGAATTGGAAATCTTGAGAGAAAGAGTTGCTGCACTGGAAGCGGGCCAGGGCGTGCAGGACGGAGCAATTGATGATCTGGGAATAGTAACATCCAGTCTTGCAGAAAAAGTTGAAGGAGGACAGGCATAATGGGTAGATTTTACGGAATTAAAATTTTATCAGGTGAAAAAACATTGGAGGAGATTCCGAAACTGTGGAAGGCAGCTACAGAGAAGTGGCTGAGAGAAAATCAGGAGGTATAACCCTTGGAAAGATGGGACATTGTGCTTGTCATTGTTGTCCTGATTGACCTCTTCATATCTGTCTACAAGCCTATGTCTGGTAACACGAAGGCAATGACTGAACTTAATATTACAATGAAGTGCCTATCTGAAAAAATTGAGAAATTTGATTCTCGGATGGCAGATATGGACGTGAAAAACCATGAATCTCATCGGAGAATCTGGGAACACAATGAGGAACAGGATGAAAAACTGAATAATCATGAAACCCGTTTACAGGCCTTGGAAAAGGAGAAGTGAATGAAAAGAAAAATTGAAAAAGGAACTATTGTAAGGACAGTTGTTCTGGGTGTGGCGCTGGTAAATCAGTGTCTAACTATTGCTGGAAAGAGTCCACTTCCTTTCTCTAATGAGGAAGTAGGACAGGCAGTATCTGCGGTTATTACTGTTGGAGCATCACTCTGGGCATGGTGGAAGAATAACAGTTTCACACAGCCGGCAATTGAGGGTGATACAGTTATGCATGAACTGAAGGGAAAACAGTAAAAACATGAGGGACGGGAAACCGTCCCTTTTCTTTTTTTGGAGGAAAGACTATGAGGATTAATATACATGCTGGGCACAACCCGGATGGAATGACCGCCTGCGGCGCTGTGGGGCTTATACGGGAGTCTACAGAAGCCCGAGCGGTGAAAGATAGGGTAGTAGCACAATTGACTGCTATGGGGCATACAGTGCATGACTGTACCTGCAACAATGGCGCCGGCAAAGAGGATGTACTCAAGCGTATTGTGGCAGCCTGTAATAGTCATGAGGTGGATTTGGATGTGTCCATCCATTTCAACGGCGGTGCACAAGTCAAAGCTGATGGGAAGACAACGGGAACGGAAGTCCTGGTGTACAACAATGCTTCCAGGGCAGTTCCCCGGGCGCACCAGATTGCCGATAGCATAGCCGCGCTGGGGTATCGTAACCGCGGCGTCATGGAGCGGCCGGGATTATATGTCCTGAAACATACCAAGGCACCGGCGCTACTGGTTGAGTGCTGCTTTGTGGATGATCCGGAAGATGTCTCGCTATATAGTGCCGACAGGATGGCAGCGGCTATTGTGGCTGGCATAACCGGACAAGCAGCAGAGACTACGGCAGACGCAGCAAGGCTGGCAGCGATGAGCCGAGAAGAATTTGTGGAGTACATTGGCGGGATGGCTGCGGCAGATATGCAGACATCCGGCATTCTGGCAAGCGTAACCGCAGCGCAGTCCATCTTAGAGTCTGGTTATGGCAAGTCGGAGCTGGCTCTGCAGGCGCTTAATCTGGGCGGGATGAAAGCGGAGCTGTCCGATAATACTTGGGCTTCTGCCTGGGACGGCCGGACCTATATTAAGGATACTGCAGAGCAGCGGGCAGACGGTAGCTATTATACAGTGACGGCGGCCTTCCGGGCTTACCCATCGGTGTCGGCATATCTGGCTGACCATTCCGCTTATTTGGCCGGGGCCAGGGCAGGAAGTGACCTGCGGTATGCCGGAGTTATTGGCTGCAGGGATTACCGGAGGGCTTTTGAGATAATTAAGGCGGGAAATTATGCGTCATCCCTGGACTATGTAGACAAGCTCTGCGCGGTCGTCGAGCGTTGGAATCTTACCCGATTTGACAATGTTGCAGTTCAGGAGCCCGGGGTAATACATACATTGTCGGTAGCGGATGTATGGACAAGAGAAGAAGCAGAAAAATTTATGAAACAATATGAAGCGAAGCTTGCATCCATAGGGCTGCGCGGAGTCATTCATAAGGTGAAAATTTTAGAATAAAAAATAAAGAGCGCTTATTCGGCGCTCCTTTACTATTTATCTGAGCAGTTTGGGAGGACGTTTTAAATCCAGAATGCCTTCGTTTAAGCAAGCATGGAAGAAAAACGGGGAGGGAGTGTTTTTGGTATAGTCATAAGTGTATGGCATTAGGCCAAGATCCAAAATGCCAGTATAAGCAGTTTTAATATGTTTAAATGGGCAAGGCTCAACATAAGCAGGAAATTCGGCCGAGCCAAAATAGGGGGATTTATAATAGTTTTCGCGGTCCAGCCTACGTCTTATGATATCGGTTATTTTACCTGGGTTGTCCGCGGGACCAGCCTTATCAGTTATTACAAAATGGGAATCAATTATATAATCTACATTTTGTAATGCGAAAACGGATGTGGAAGAATCAAAGGATGTATTTACATATTTGATTTGACTGCGTACATAGATGCGGTCAATAATCCATTCGACTCCCGGGTGCCAGTATATACATTCCATCAACCCGCGCGCTGCCGGCGGGGTGATCATGGGATAGCTAAATTTATCTATTGTTAATTCTGGCCTTGCAAATAAAGCAAGGTCACCATATGCATGCACTCTAAACATTTTATTCCCCTCCATTATGTATACTATCCATAATATACAATGGATAATATAAAAAATCAAGTAAGGAGCTGGTTAAACAGCTCCTTTTTTAGGCGCAAAACTGATATGAAATATAAAAATTGCATTCGGTCCACTTGTCCCTATATCCTACGGGGATGTTGTATGTATTGCTTAACCGGTCTGCCATAACTCGGATATCATTTTCCGCTGGCAGAAAGTCGCATCCTATTACAGGGTTGTATTTGCGGAGTGTCCAAAACACATTATTGTAAGCGGAAAGCTTGTGGCCGATACTGTCCAGGTCATTCATATTCGAATCACCAAAGATTACCGTCCTTACATCAACGAGCACTCCCGCATGCTGGCACATACCAATTATCTGCATGATATTGGCAATACTGGCCGGATTAACAGGGGTGTTGCTGCGCCGCGCGATCTCCTCCGGTGTTGCACCTTTAAAATCTATGGCGACATAATCAAGATAGGGAAGCAGAGATCGGAACAATGCGGGAGAACTACCATTGTGCGCAAGTGATATTTTTTGACCGTGCTTGTCCATGCAGTATTTTGCAATCTGCAGGCTCTCAGCCGGAAACATGCATGGATCACCGCCGGAAAGCCTAATCCTATGGCCGGCTGTTATATGCTTGTCTATCACGCCAAAAATCTCATCCATTGCAACATCGTAAGCGTTGAGGATAGAGTTACCATTTCCCTTAAACTGTCCATCACGCTTACAATAAGGACAGTTATAGTTGCAAGCCCCCATGCTTATTATCAGCATATCTTCAGGCTCCCGGCCAAAAGCCTTAAGGAAATATGCCTTCCGAATTTCGTTGATCTGTAAAATTTTCATAGCGCCTCCTTGTTTATAGCAGGCGGCCATGATATAATGTGGCCGCCTGTAATGGGTGGGCAGTTGCGGTTTGCTTTGGTCGGCTACGCAGCTGCCTTTTTTTATTTTATGGTTACTTTAATTGTGCTGGTAATTATCAACCGGTCGCGCAATTCCTCCCCGGACAGGTCTCCATCTACATTGTAATCAAAATTCCGAACGGAAAAGCCCTTGAACCGCCCCGCGTACTGAATCATCTGTGGCGGAAGAGTACCAACAACGTTCTTGCCGCGGATATCCTCCGGGGTAACTGATGCGATTACGGTATTATTGGGGTACATTTCACGCAGCAATTCGATAGTTCCGGCATGCCGGGATACAATAATAACCGGATCAGCCGCCACGATATCATCCATATGCTCAATAGACACCAGATTAACATCCAGATCGGCAGCGATTACCTCATCAGTTGTTTCGTAAATTGTGTTGCGGGGAATAACCGGAGCATAATACTCATAAATGCCCATATCGGCCATAACAGCGGCGGACAGTGTAGAGATAACAGCGGCGGTGCTGTTAGAGTTGCTATGTTCTGCCAGACCTCTAAAAGCCGGAAACCCATAAGCAGTTACATTGTGGTTATTGATGATCTCATTCAGTTTTTTGTTCATGTGTTCTCCTTCTGCCCGCATCTGAGACGGCGGGCCGGCCATATAGTTTTTATTTCCTCATATATTGAGGCAAAGGAGGGGAAGGAATCGAACCTTCCAAGTACCGGCCTCCTGGGTTCTGCTTATTCAACAATCTTGAGCAGAAATGAACGTAGGTCTGTATTTATTTGTTTACCGCATAAAAGTGCATCAAGCCTGATTTTAGCGGTTTCCTTATCGCACTCTACCTGGGAAATGAAATAAATAAGCCATGCAAGACGGTCATTGGTAGCCGGACGAAACATAGAGTCAGGCTCATCCCTCTTTTTCTCATATAAAACAATTTTCATATCAAACCTTCCTATAATGTTGCTGCATAAACTCAACTGTCAATGCCGCAATTAATTTCCTTTCCATGACAGCGCGATTTTTTGAAATTTTTATCCCCCTTTCCTGGCATTCACTTTCTATTTGCCCAAGATTCATGAAACAAATATAATGCATTGCCCTTTCTTCTGCTTCTTCTTTTTTCATTTTTCCTTCTTTCTCCCGGCGCATCCCCGCCGGGTGGGATATGTTTAAAAATTATGGATAGCACCTATAAATGCATTTTTAATTTTTGAAACACGTTCAAATTCCACGTCCGACATAGCAAGAGAGTTATAAAACCATGCGGTTTTTATTTCCCCGAGGTCGTCTATGTCATAATGACAATAGAGCATATGATCGGCTTTTTTTATTTTCTGCTGTTCAGAAGCCTGTAAATAAAATTTATTTTTGGTACTGCAAAGTTCTTTTTTTGTGAAATATCCACAGAAATGAGAATCAATAAAAGTTGGGATTAAGTTCATTTTTTCCTTTCTTCCGACGCACCCCCGCCGGGTGGGGAATTATGTTCTGTGTTCCTTTTGATAATTCTATAATACACTATTCGTACGAATAACGCAATGGTAAAAGTAAACAAATCGTACGAATAAAAAATGTGAAAATCGTACGAATAATATAGTATGCCATTGAAACATTCGTACAAATAATGTAAGATAATAAAAAAGGAGGTGCTCATGGAAACTGTAAAGAGAAAAATATTATTTAACAAACCCGGAGGAACTGCAAGTAAAAATGCCATGATGGCAAGACTTACACTTCCGACAGAATTTGTAAAGGCACTGGGTATCACGCAAGAAGAAAAAGAGGTGATAATATCATTAGAAGGAGAGAAAATTATAATAAAAAAGGCTTGATATATTCGTACGAATAGTATATAATAAAGATAGTTAAGGAAGAACAATCCTTAATGAATACGGGCAAGCGGGAAAGGAGGATAAGATGAACAATATGAACATGCAGGAAGCATCAAGAGTTATCTTAGGCCTTAGGGCCGCCGGATGGGATGAGAAAGAAATAAATGATTTCATACTCTACATCGAAACCGGCGAAGAAAAGTACAAGCCGGTGCAAAAAAATAAGCCTACAGAGTAAGTAGGCAAGGAAGAAACAAGGGAGGGCGGGCTTGCCACCGCTCCCCCGTTCAAAAAAATTATAGCAGAAACAGAGGAGACGCGCAATGTATAATATGTTTGGAATCAGGTACGACAATAGAGAATTTTCTATCGGTGAAGAAATCCCGAAAAGTCATAGGTGGGAAGATGGGATTGATACCGAGGAAGAACTTTCAGGAACCTGCGCGATATTTGTTTCTGACGAATCTGATTTTCCGGATTATTTAGACGGGACAATTGAGGAAATGAGCGGTGAACTTAATAATTATCGCGCTGCCTTAGAATCTGATTATCCGGGAGAACATATATACCTTGTAGCCATTGAATCCCGTTGGGGATGGGAATGGGGAGAGGATGAAGGCGAAATCATCATGAACGGCGCAGAAGTGGTGCGCCGGATAAAATAAAAAATAGGAAAGCGAGAATAAAAATGGAAAAATATACGCATTACGGAATAGAGGTAGTGAGGCAGGTAATAGATGAAAGCTTTACAAGCGTTCTTAAAGAGGCAAAATGTCAGTATACAGAACTGGCAATATGCCCAGAAATAAATGTTATAAAATATGAAAAGGATGGACAAACAAAATATGCTCTTATTCATCCTTTAGAAGGTTTTTATGATTATGCAGAGGCAGTATATATTACTTCTCAGACACCAGATGATTGCAATTGGGAATTGTTAAGAAAAGATATAGAATTGCAAAAAGAAGGTAAAGAGCCAATGGAGAGAAAAACAAGATTGGCAATGCTGATCGAAAATGCTGAAAAATTAGCATATAATATAATGGAAAAAGAAGAAGGTTTTAATATATTTGCTTCTGCTGGACCTCAAATAGACGAAGGAAAGGTAATTGAGATAATAAAAACATATCTTGAGGAACGCGGAATAACGACAAAGGATATAAAGAATATGGAACATTACGATGTTTCAGAGGAATTATATAAAATTTTAGGGAGAAAAAATGTATAAAGAATTATCAGAAGCAATAGAAATCGCATTATCAAAAATGGAGGACATGCCAGACAATAGGTGTGTAGTAATATTTGAAAGGAAGGGAGAATATGGTCTTACATGTTTGCAGACAGACCAGCCCTGTGTCCCAGTGGATGCAGAAAGATACATGAAAATATTTGGCTGGGATAGTAGTGAATATCTTCTCCCGGAGGAAAAAGACAATGAGGAAGCCATAGCTACAGCAAGATGCGAAATCTTTTCGGATCTTGCAAATGATTATGAAGAGTTATGGAAGGAACAGCCGGAATTGTGAGAAAAAAAGAGCCAGAATAAATTCTGACTCTCTTTTCCATAAAATATACTGTAAAAAAAATATTACAATCCACACCGCCATAACGGGTAACGGTGAGTAGCCCCGTTGCTACTTATGATTAGCTTAGCACAAAATCAAATAAAAATCAAATATAAATAAAGGAGCATACAATGGGAAAAGTAATTGAAATAAATGGTATCAGATACGAACTTATAAACGCAGAAATTATAGAAGTCACTAAAGAAGGGGAAAAACTTAGGGACATATTCATTAATTCTGGTGATTGGGAATTGATAGAGAAAGGCGCGGATCCAATCGCTGAAGCTTGGGAGGATGGAAACGGAAATGTTCTATCACTGGAGGGCTGGGGATGAACTATTATAAGGAGCTAATCAAGTTATATGATAATAGCTGGAGGACCGGAACCATTGCCCCAATAGCGCACACTATGACGCGGGCAAAAATAGGTGTCCTCCTTTCTACCAACGGCCAGATGCTGGCTGCAAAGAAAATAGATGAAGTTATGCCGATCCCGTGCACGGTACAATCGGAAACCAGAACGTCTAATGTTGCTCCGCATGCAATCCATGACAATATTACTTATCTCTCAGAAACTCCCGGCAGAGAAAAAAGACATATGGATTACATGGCTCAGCTGAGAAATTATCTTTCAGCAACAGATGATCCGCTTGCATATGCTGTGTACAGGTATCTTAGCCGGGGAACAATAAGGATGGAATTGGAACCCGTCCTGAGAAATGTTCAGGCCTCGGAAGGCGCATGTATTTCATTCGCTTTGCCGGGAATGAAAACCACAATTTCTGAGAGATGGATAGAGTGGTACACCAGTAATCTTCCCCAAAATGGTACATGTGCAATAACCGGAAAGATGGATTATATACCGGATGCATACCCACGTAATATTAGATACGCATCAGATATGTCGCATATGTTCATGAGAGAGGGCGGTAATTCGATGGTATTGGATTCGATGTTAGGTATTGCTCCGGGATACATATCATCACAAAAGATCCTTCATGTACTCCAGTCCATGATATGGGCGGGGGAAGACTCTTGAAAAAGCTACAATGTTATGCTATTATAATTATTGGTATCACCCCAAAATAGAAAAACCACCTGGATTCCGCCTAAAAAGTATCACAGGTAGTTTTTCTATTTTTATTTTTGGACTTGCAAAAAACAAAAATCTATGGTATTATCAACTTAACAGCAAAGGATGGTTTGCAACAGTTCATATCCTGCCAATTCCGGGATATGTGGATTTAAAAGTTTTTAGAAATGGTGTAAGACTTATTTGCCATCCCACTATTCAGGGATGTGGATTGACATTATTTTAATGTTATTTTTATTTATCTGGGTGTATACCCTACTACGTACTACGGAAAAAGCGCTTCGGCGCTTTTTTTGTTTGCAATTTTATACATATTATAAATTATTTATGCATATTTTTTTAGGACAATATTCAGGTAAAAATTTTATGATCAGAATTTACAGTGGAAAAAAATCGGAGACTTAACCGGCACCGCTACGAAAAACATA